AGGTAATAATACAAGTATTAATAATACAAGTAATATAAATATAACTAAACAAAAATTCATTTCTGAGGTTATGACTTTTGATTACCCTAAAAATATGTTAGAAGATTTTATTAACTATTGGACTGAGGGTAAAAAGAAAATGAGATACCAAAAGCAAAGCACTTTTGAAATAAAATTAAGATTATTACGTTGGGAAAAAAACCAAAATAAGTGGGATAAACCAAAGACAATGGGTAAATTACACTCACAATTAAATGAATGGCAAGAAGCTAAAAAATTATTATGAAACCATTAAAAAACGAAAACCTAAAAGAATTGACAGAAAAAGTGTTAGATTTAGTAGCTAAGACATCAGTTGAAATAGGGCATAAAACAGATGCAAATACTATGGCTACATTAAGTAAAATATTTGCACAAGATCTTATACAAGAAAATCGTTTTGGAGACATGACCTTTAACCAAGTTGAAGATGCTTTTAGGCAGGGGGTAAGGTTTGGAAAAGATGAGCCATTTTTAAATATTAGGACTTTTTACAAATGGACTTATGCACATAAAAAAGTGGTAGATGATGCAACACACCAAGTTGAAAAATTAGATATGCCTAAAAACCAAGTACCATTTTATCAAGAACCAATAAAACTACTCAAATGATAGGTTGGGTAATAATAACAGCCATTGGAATGTGGCTAGTAAGA